CTCACGTGCGCGCGGCGAGGAAATCCGACGCTGTTTTTTAGGGGGCGTGACATGGGGCGAAAATCCAAACCCACGGCGATCAAGATTCTGGAAGGCACCCAACGCGGCACGCCGAAGCGCGAGCCGACGGCACCGCCGGGCGCTCCACCAATGCCCGAGCGTCTGGCCGTTGAGCCGTTGGCCGTGGCCAAGTGGATCGAACTCGTTGACATCCTGTGCAAGATGAACGTCCTGACCACTGGCGACGGCGAGGCACTTGCGACGCTGTGTGAAGTTCACGCGGCAGCGCAGGCGTGTTTGCTTGAGCTGCGTGCCAGCGGTCCAACGATCAAAACAGATCTGGGCGGCGTGAAGCCGAACCCGGCCGGCAGTCTGTATCGGGGGCTCGTCGTGTTGCAGGCCAGCCTGATGGGCGAGTTTGGTCTGACGCCGAGTAGCAGGGTGAAACTTGGCACGAAAGCCGAAGCCCCGAAAGACGACCTTGAAGCGTTCTTCGCTTCCGAAGGTGCCTAGGCTCACGCCAGAAGGTGAAGCCAAATACCTCCGGGTTGCCCGGTTCTTTGAAGGCGTGCTTCGCCATTCAAAAGGGCAACACGCCGGAGACAATTTCAAGCTGCTCCCGTGGCAGCATGACATCTTCCGCGAGTTATTCGGGCGGCTGAAACCGGACGGAACTAGGCAGCACCGCGTGGCCTACATCGAAGTTCCGAAGAAAAACGGCAAGAGCACGCTCCTGGCTGGCATCGCCATCTACATGCTGGTGGCCGATGGCGAAGCGGGCAGCGAAGTCTACGGTGCGTGTACGGATCGTGAGTCCGCCGGCATCATCTACCGCGAGGCGGCCGCGATGGTGCGGGCATCCCCTGCCCTGTCCAAGGTGCTCGAGGTGGTGGACAGTCGGAAGACGATCATTCACCGGGCCAGCAACTCGTTCTACCGAGTACTCTCGGCCGATGCGTTCCGTGCCGAGGGGCTGAACATTCACGCCCTGCTTTTCGATGAACTGCACGCTCAGCGTGACCGGCGTCTGTGGGATGCGCTGCGGTACGGCGGCGCGGCCCGCCGGCAGCCGCTGCTGCTGTCGATCACAACGGCCGGAGAACTGGATCGGAATTCGCTTTGGTGGGAGCAGCGAACATACGCCGAGCGGTGCAAGGCTGACCCGACGCTCGACCCGTCGTTCTACGGGTGCGTCTACAAGGCCGACGAGGCGGACGACCCGTTTGACGAGGCCACCTGGCGAAAGGCGAACCCGTCGCTCGGGCATACCATCACGCTGGAGTCATTCGCGGCCGACGCCTTGGAGGCCAAAAACAGCCCCAGTAAACTCAATTCGTTCCTGCGGTATCGGCTGGACGTTGCCACGGCCTCAGACGTGCGGTGGATTCTGCCCGACAAGTGGGCCGCCTGCGGCGGGGCTCTGCGTCCGCTTGAAGGACGCCAGGCTTTCGTCGGCCTGGACTTAGCAAGCACGACCGACTTGACGTGTGCCGTGTACCTCTTTCCGGACGACGACGGCACGTTTGACGTGCTGCCGTTCTTCTGGGCGGCGGCCGAGAACGCACAGGCTAGGGCGAGGAAGGACCGGGTGCCCTACCTCGACTGGGCCAAGCAGCAGACCGAGTACGGCCCCCTGCTGCGGCTGACCGAGGGCAATGCCACCGACTATGACACGGTGCGGCGGGACATCAACGAGATCAGCAAGCGGTTCGTAATACGGCAGATGGGGGCAGACCCGTGGAACGCCCAGCACATCTGCCAGCAACTGCAAGGCGATGGCTATGACATCGTAGAGTTCAGGCAGGGCGTCGGATCAATGTCGAGCCCTTCCAAGTTTCTGGAGACGCTGGTTCTGTCGAGGAAGTTGCGGCACGCCAATCACCCGATGCTGTCGTGGATGGCCAACAACGTGTCGATTGAGATGAACCACCAGGGCGACATCAAGCCGAGCAAAGTCAAAAGCACCGAACGAATTGACGGCATCGTCGGGCTGATTGAGGCGGTCGGGCTCTGGCAAAAGGCGACCGCACCGCCTGCACCTCAAAGCTGGGAAATCCACGCCATATGATTGCCAACGCCGAGACGCCCGAAGACAAGTCGTACCGCATCATCGACCTGCGTGGCACCTACGGCGACGGCTGGAGCGAGTCGCCTGCCCGAGGCCCGGCCGGCGTCCGAGTGACGCCAGAAACGTCGATGAACTGCTCGGCAGTTTTGGCCTGCGTGCGGCTGATCTCCGAGAACGTGGCGACGATTCCGCTGCACCTGTATCGGCGGCTGACTGAGGGCGGCAAGGAACGCGCCCGCGATCTGCCGCTGTACCGCATTCTCAGCCAGCAGCCCAACGGGTGGCAGACCAGTTTTGAGTTCCGGGAGATGCTGACCGCTCACTGCCTGCTCTACGGCAACGCCTACGCCGAGATCCGCAGCGGTTCCGCCGGGGCCGTTTCGGAATTGTGGCCATTGCACCCGTCACGGATGAAGGTCACGCAGCTCGAGGACGGCACGCTGCGGTACTGCTACCGCGAGCAGAACGGCAGCGAGTCGTACTACCGGCAGGATCAGATTTTCCACCTGCGGTGGCTGTCCAACGACGGCGTGACCGGAATGCTTCCGATCAACCTCTGCCGCGACGCCATCGCCTTGGCCCAGGCTCTTGAGTCGCACGGCGGAAGCTACTTCGGCAACGCCTGCCGGCTGTCGGGCCTGATGGAATCCGACAACCCGATCACGGTGGAGACGGCCGAGCGGCTGCGTGAACAGTTTGAACGCATCCACCGTGGTGCCGATCGTGCCCACAGGACCGCCGTGCTGCCGCAGGGCGTGCATTGGAAGGATGTGCAGTCAAGCAACGAGGCCAGCCAGTTTCTGGAGACCCGGCAATATCAGGTGATTGAGATTTGCCGGGCGTACCGAGTCGATCCGTCGTACGTGCAGGACAAGACGAAGGTCGGCTATGCGTCGCAGGAACAGGCCGCCATCGACTTGGTGCAGCAGACGCTCCTGCCGTGGTTCCGCCGCTGGGAGTCGGCGATCACGCGGGATCTCGTGACGCAGGACGATGTCTACTTCGCCGAGTTTGACACCCGTGGCCTGCTGCGTGGCGACCTGGCCGCCCAGGGGGCATGGCTGCAGACGATGTTGACCACCGGCATCTACTCCGTCAACGAGTGCCGTGAAGTGCTCAACATGAATCCGATCGGCCCCGAGGGCGATCAGCGGTACATGCAGATGAACCTGACCACGATGCAAGGCATCGCGGCCACGGCAGCCGTTGGCAACGGCGGCGAGCCTGCCCCGGCCGACAACCTGCCGCAGTCGTACACAGACAACCTGCTCGACGGCGAGACGCCGGTTGATGGGTCCGTCAAGCCCGCAGGACCACTGCCACGCTCTCGCAAGCCCCCCAAGAAAAAGTGAGCCACATGGACAACCTTGAGCGACGCTGCGTTGCCCTGCCGCTGACGATGGAAACCCGAGAAGCGGGCAAGGCGTACATCGGCGGTTATGCCGCCAAGTACAACGTCCGCTCGACAATGCTCGGCACGTTCCGCGAGCAGATCCTGCCCGGTGCGTTTACCCGTGCTCTCAATGAGCAGTCGCACCCGGTTGTGGCCCTGTGGAACCACGACCCGAACTTCGTGCTGGGCAGCACCCGCAGCGGCACGCTGACGGTGAACACCGACGACGAGGGCATGCGGTACAGCGTTGAGGTGCCTGATACGCAGCTGGGCCGGGATCTCTCCACGCTCATCGCTCGAGGTGACGTGTGGGGGAGTTCCTTCGCCTTCGTCATTGGCGAGGAATCATGGGACAAGGACGAGGACGGTACGGCACTTCGCAGCGTCGTTTCGGTGAAGGGAATCTACGACGTTTCGCCGGTGCTGACGCCTGCGTATGAGCAGGCCACCACGGGCGTGGCGGTGCGGTCCTATGAGCGGTTTCTACAATCGCACCGACCGGCGCTGAAGCTGCCAGCACTCAGCCGAAACGCCAAAGCCGAAAAGTCCATCCGCAGGTTTCTCAGGCAGCATGGCCACAAAATCTGGTGACGTTTGCCAGCACTGCCGGGCCGCGAGGCTTGGCGTGTACGCATCGGCAGAGCGTGGCGGCGTATGCACCCGCTATCTGCGGTGCCCATCTTGCAGGCGAACGGCCAAGCACGTCGTGAACTCCTGCGAAATACGACGCAGGTCGTTACCTAGTTAGGTAATAACTGGCAGCCCATTTCTGCAAGGGTTGCCATGCGTGGCCATAGGGTGCGGATAGGTCATTTACCTACCGCACACAGGAGCCACAAACATGGCCGCCAGCCGCGTCAAGGAACTGCTCGACGAACTTGCCTCGACCCTCGCCGAACTTGGCATGCTTGATGAGGCTGGTGCTGCCGAAGAGGCCGGCGAGAACACCGACGGCACCCCGGCCGATCGCTCGGCGGTCGCAGCCGTCGAGGCTCGGCAGGCCAAGTACGACGAGCTGCTTGCCAAGGCCGAGCGGATCAAGAAGTCGATCGCCGACGAGGAGGCCCGCGAGGCCCGCAAGGCCGAGCTGATGAAGTCCCTGAACCGGGCCGCCCCGGCTGTTGAGGCCGCCGCCCCGGCAAAGGTCGATATTCGCGCCGTCGGCTTCCGTGGCAAGCTGCGTGCGTTCAACAGCGAGCGTGACGCCTACGTTTCTGGCCAGTGGCTCAAGGCGACCATCGGCAAGGACGAGCAGGCCCGCCGGTGGTGCCAGGATCAGGGCATTGAGACCCGCGACATGGGCGGCCAGGTCAACAGCCTCGGCGGCGTGCTCGTTCCCGAAGAGTTTTCCAACACGCTCATTCGGCTGGTCGAGCAGTACGGCATCGCGTCGGGCATCGCCCAGAACATCACGATGTCGTCTGACACCCTTCTGGTGCCCCGGCGTCTGACTGGCGTGACGGGCTACTGGATTGGCGAGAACACGACCATCACGACCAGCGACCCGACCGCCACGATGGTGCAGCTGGTGGCCAAAAAGCTGGCGGCGGCCACCCGCGTCAGCAACGAGCTGCTGCAGGACAACGCGATCAGCGTCGCTGATTGGTTGGCTCAAGAATTTTCGCTTGAGATCAGCAAGCGAATCGACGAAGCCTTCTTTAACGGAACCGGCGCCGGCACGACTTACGGCGGAATCTGGGGCCTGCTGCCCAAGATCAACGACGGCACCCACACCGCCTCGATCGTGTCGGCCGCAAGCACGCACACCACGGTGGCCACGCTCGACACGAAGGATTTCAACTCGGCCGTTGCCAAGCTTCCCCGGTACGCGATTGGTTCGGCCGCGTGGTACATGCATCCGAGCGTCTGGCACAACGGCCCGGCGAACCTCGCCTTGGTCGCCAGCTCGGTCGGCGGCAACAACGCATCGGACCTCCTCAACTTCAACAGCAAGACGCCGACGACGTTCCTCGGTCTGCCGGTTGTCTGGGCGCTCACCATGCCGACGAGCACCGACCTTTCGGCCGGCAGCATCGCAGCTGTGGTCGGCGACCTGTCGCTGTCCAGCATCTACGCCACCCGGTCGGCCATGTCGATTGCGGCCAGCGACGACCGCTACTTTGAGTACGACCAGCGTGCCTACCGCGTCACCATGCGGGCGGACATTAACCACCACTCGCTTGGCGACACCTCGACGGCTGGCCCGGTCGTGGCGCTCAAGTTGGCGGCCTCCTGAACCACCTGACATCCCAAGGAGTTTTCAATGAACCATCTTTCCGGTGCTAAGTCGGTGACGAAGGCGGCTGCGAGCGTTGCGGCTTCGGCCACGCACAGCCACGAGATCGACACGCTGGGCTTCAAGTACGCCAGCATCGACGTGATCTTCAGCCCGTTCACGGCTGCCACCTCGAGCTACGCCAGCGTGCTCAAGGTGCAGGAATCCGATTCGTCGGGCTCCAGCCAGGCGGACATCAGCGGCCTTTCGGTGACGGCTGGCGCCGGCAGCACGACCGGCGCGGTTGTCGGTGCGGTGGCCCGGTTCAACGTCGATCTGCGTGGCCGCAAGCGTTACCTAACGGTTCTTGCCAGCCCAGGCAACACCGTGGCGGTTGTCACGAACGCTCGGCTGTCAAAGGGCGAGACGCACGCCACCGACGCAACCTCGGCCAACGTCAACGATTACAAGTCGCTCTGACCGCTGGACAAGCACAGTAGAACGCCCAGAGCGGGCGGCTGGGATCGCCCGGCCGCCCGTTGGCGTTTACAGAGGAGCATCCGTTGAAAGTCCACGTTGGCAGCGTCGATCACGATCTGCGAGTTGAGGCCGCATTCAGCGTGCCTCGGCTTGGGTTTCAGGACAACTTCTTCTGCACAATCCAGAGCCTAATGCCGCTCGGCATTCGTCCAACGAAGTTTACCGGCGCGTTTTGGGAACAGTGTTTGGATCGCGTCCTGCTCGACATGGTGGACCGCACGGACTGGATCTTGGCGTGCGATTTTGACAGCGTCTTTGAAGCCGACACCATCCAGCGGCTGATGACGGCGGCGATGGCCAGTGGATACGACGCCGTGGCACCGCTGCAGACCAAGCGGGACGAGGGCGTGCCGATGTTCACGCCCGAGGGTGCCGGCGGCACCATCGGCATGGTGAGCCTTGAGAACTCGTGGTTTGAGGCTGTGGTGCAGCCGGTCGAAACGGCTCATTTCGGCTGCACGCTGATCCGGTCTTCGGCGCTGAAGCGGACGCCAGCCCCGTGGTTCCTCGGGACGCCTAGGCCAGACGGGCACTGGGGAGACGCGCCGGCAGGCGAGGTGACTCGCACAGACCCGGACATCCACTTCTGGAAGCAGTTTCGGGCTGCCGGCAACCGCCTCGGCATCGCCCCGCAGGTGGCAATCGGGCACGCCGAGCTGAAGTTCACTTGGCCGGGCCGCGACTTGAAGCCGGTCTATCAGTCGCCCAGCGACTACTGGGGCAAGGGCGGGCGGCGTCCTTCAGAAGCTTGGGGATCTGTTGAGCACGGGGAGGCAAGCACATGAAGGTGCGATTCATTCGGGCATGGAAGGCGTATTGCGTGGGCGACGTGGTGGACTTGCCAGATGGCATGGGAACCGAACTCATCAACATCGGCCGCGTTGTCCGCGACTCAGACCCGCAGCTGACGCTCGAGACGGCCGCCGTTGAGCCTGCAGAACTCAGGACAGCAGATGTAACGCCACGGAGACGCCGCAAGTGAGATACCGCAGCCTGACTCGTGAAACGCAGCCATCGGTTGAGCCGGTGAGTTTGGCCGAAGCAAAACTGCACCTCCGCATCGACAACGAAGACGACGACGCCCTGATCCAGTCGCTGATCAGTTCTGCGCGTCAGTGGGCCGAGGACTATTGCGACCGCACGTTTGTCCTGACCCGCTGGGCCATGCGAACCGACTCGTTCTACGGACAGGTTGGCAGCCCGGCGCAGTTCGGGTTGCGGGCAGACGGCAGCAACATCGAAGGCCGCCAGGGCGTGGTTCCGAACATGGACGTGGAGCTGCCCCGTCCGCCGATGAGCGTCGTGACTGGGTACACCGCCGTGGACGTGACGTATACGCCAGCCGTGAGCGGCACGACGGCCACGCTGTCGGCCACCGAGTACCGAGTCGATTATCAGCAGACACCGGGGGCCGTTCGGCCGCTGTACGGCAAGACGTGGCCCAGCCACCTCATGGATCAGAATAGCGTCACAGTCCGGTGGTGGGCTGGCTACGGGGCCGACGGAAAATCGGTGCCGCCTCAAGTCAAGTCAGCCATCCTGATGATCGTGTCGCACCTCTGGAGCAATCGAGACGCCGCACAAGAGGCGGCACTCTCCGAAGTGCCATTTGGCGTCAAGGCGATGCTCGACACGGTGCGGTGGGGGAGCTACCGCTAATGGCACTGCCAGCAGGCGACATGTGGACGCGGGTGACGATTCAGCAGGCCGCCAAGTCGCAGAACGAGGTCGGCGAAACCGTGCTGGCCTGGTCCGACTTCGCCACGGTCTGGGCGTCAGTGGATTCGTTGTCTTCCCGTGAGATGGAGCGGTTTGCCGAAACGGTGGGGTTCATGACGCACCGAGTGAAGATCCGCTATCTGGACGGACTGACGGGTGCCATGCGAATCATCTATCGGGACCGAACGCTGGAAATTGGCCAGATCATCGAGCGGGATCGTCTGTGGCACCAAGAGATCGTCTGCACGGAAAAGAGGGCTGACGGATGAGCCTGCCGGAAGCACCCGAAGCCTTTCTTTTCCAGCGACTGACCAGCCGCACGGCGGTCTCGTCTGTTGTGGCGGCAAGGGTTTTTCCGCTCATCGCCCCAACCGGCACGCCACTGCCCTTGATCGTCTACCAGCGGACAAACGTGCAGCGAGAACAATCGCTGACCGGGCCGATCGGCAGGCCGATCGTGACGCTGCAGCTGACGAGCTACGGCACGTCGTACTCGAGCGTGAAGGCGTTGGCCCGCGAGGTTCGCCTGGCGGTGGACGGGTGGACGGGCACGACGGCCGGCGTGACGATCCAACGCACGACGATCCAGAGCGAGGCGGACGGCGTGGACATGCCCGCCGATGACCAAATGCTGCCCTATTACAACGTGCAGCAAAGCTTTGATTTTCGGATTGAAGAGGCAACGTAATGGCCCGCGAAGTCACGTTTAAGATCAACACTACGCAGAAAGATGCCCGCTGGCTCAAAAAGAAAGCGCTGGCTGACGCCTTTCAGGTTGAGCCATCCGAGGTGGTGGAGGCCGTAGAGCACGCTTTACAGCCTGCCCTGTGGGCTCTTCGCAAGAACGTCTTGGCGGCCAAAGTTCGCACCGGCAGGCTGCGTTCATCGCCTGGCACTGTGGTGCGGAAATATGGTGGCAAGCGGCGGCTCACTGTTGTGGGGCTTGTTGGCTACAAGTCAGGCGTGGCCCCGCACAGCCCATACTTGGAACTTGGCACGCCACCTCGCGCCGGCCGTGGGAAAGTCGTTGCTCGCCGTTATGCGTGGCTGGCCTACTTCCGAAACAAGGAAGCCATGAAACAGACGTTACAGGCCAACCTTGAAGCCGTCATGCAGAACGCCATAGACGGCGTTGAGTAACTGCAAGGGTTGCCGCCAAACGGCCTAAAAAAGACGTAGGGCATACCGCCCGCCTACCACAGGAGCACCGACATGCCAGGGCCGTCTGATTCGCAAGGTTCCAACTTCGTTTTCTCGGGCTCGACCTACACCGTCACCAATGTAAGCGTGAAGTACGGCGGCGATCTGCTGGACACTTCGCACCTCGGGCTGGCCAGCGGTGCAAGCCGCACCTACATCTCGCCCGCGCTGATCGATAACGAAATCACGGTGGACTACTACGGCACCACGTTGATTTCCATCGGCAACTCGGGCACGCTGTCTTTCGCCAGCACCAACTACACGGCAACCTGCTCGGCCTCAAGCGTCACCTACGCCGTGGGCGAGCTCGTGAAGGGCAACGCCACCTTCAAGGTGAAGTAATTCTCCCCGAGGTGACGCCGTGGCGAATGTATCGCAGGGGCTGGCTGTCACGTGGGGCGGCGTCACGCTTGGCGAGGTTGTCAGCGTCAGCGTTGACGGCATCACCGCCGAAACCGTTGACGTGACGCCGCGCAGCCAAGCCGTGCGGTTCAAGAAATACGGCCGCGCCGATGGCGACTACGGCAGCGTCACCATGACGGTGCGCGGCACGGCCGCCATGCAAATCAACAACGTCGGCTTGACGGCCAACTTATCAATAAGCGGGCCGGGCGTGTCGTGGACCTTTAACGGCGCGCTGTTTCAGAAGCTTGCCTGGTCTGCCGGCGTTGGCGAGCTTCAATCGCACAGCGTCACTTTCAAAATTGGAGCATAGGCATGGGGATCCTGACGAAAGATCAAATCCTGTCGGCCAACGATTCGGCGCTGCTGAAGGTGCCGGTGCCCGAGTGGGGCGGTGACGTGTACATCAAAGTGATGACGTGCGGCGAGCGAGACGCCTACGAAAACGAATGGGTTCGCAAGAAAGAAACAGGCGTCGATGATTTTCGCGCTAAGTTTCTGGCCAAGTGCCTGGTGGATGAGAACGGCCAGCGGCTTTTCGGAAATGGCGACATCGACAAGTTGGCCGCCAAGAGTTCCAAGATCATCAACCGGCTGTGGCTGGCGGCCATGGAGCACAACAACCTTTCCGACGATGCAATTGAGGAAACAGCAAAAAACTGAAAAACCGGCCAATCCGAATCTCGATGTTGCGGTTAGCCCTAGCAATGGGCATCCGCATCACGGAAGTGGAAGGGTGGCCGGTGAACGAGTTGCGGGAGTGGATGGCGTTTGATCGGTATCTGGAGCCGTACGGGCGTGAGTGGAAGCAGGCCGGCGTGATTGCGGCGGCTGCTATCGCCCCGCACGTCGGCAAGGGAAGGCAGCCAAAACCGGAAGACTTCATGCCGATCTGGCAAACGCCACAGACGGCCGAAGAGATTGCGGCAGAGCTTAGCAAATTGCGACGGTGACGTATGGCAAAATTGGATTTGGCATTTCAGCTGAGCGCCAACGCCGATGGCGTGGCCGCTGGCGTTGCCCAAGCCGACCGCGAGTTGTCTAAGGTTGGGGCCAGCGCCAGGGCCACCTCTGCTGAGTTCCGCCAAGCGGCCAAGATCACGTCCGAACTGCGTACGCCGTCCGAGAGGTACGCCGAGACGATTCAGAAGCTTGACGCCTTCATGGCGAAGGGCTTGCTGACGCAAGATGTTTATGGCCGCGCCGTTGCCAAGGCTGAAATGGAATTGAACGGGGCCGAGAAGGCAACCGGCAAATTTCGGCAAGCCCTTGAGGCCGCAGGCCGAGCCGCCACGGGAACGGCAAGCGTCATCCGCAGCGTGGGTGACGCTGCCAAAAGCGTGGCTGACGCCGGAGTGTCTGTCATCAAGTTCGGCAAAGACGTTGCATGGACGTACTTGCAATGGAAATTGTTTAACGCCGTCAGGAATCCGGCAGGGTTCAAAGATTTCGCCGTGGGCGCTCTTAAGGCCGCACTAACGGCACGCACGTTCATCCTGGCCGCCAAGGCGCTGGGCATCGGCTTGGCCATTGGTGGCGGTGCTGCTGGAACTGCTGCCGCTGCTGTTCTTGGGTTGAGCAATCCGTTAATCGGCGGCGCGCTGCTTACGCTCAATCTGGCAAAGGCATTCATCAACGCCAAAGACCGTGCCTTTGAAATGGCCACGGCGATAACGGAAGGAAAGGTTTCGCTCGAGCAGCTGAACGCACAACTGGGGCAGATTCAAGCCCAACAGATCGACAACCTCGCGTTTGCCATGGAAGAGGCAACGGCCGCAGGCGAGCGTTCGGAAGCGGCATTCGCAGGATTAGCCAATGTGTTCGTGACGCCTTTCATCGGTGCCTTTGCGGCGATTCAATCCGGCACCGCTGGATTCGCGGACGGCATCAGCGGCGTCGTGGAAGGCATCACGTCGATCCTTTCGCCAATCGCACAAGTCATCGCCCCGGTGTTCACGCTCATCGGCACGATGGTTGAGGGCGTGCTGAAGTTTATTGGGGTTATTGGCGAAGCCCTCGGCCTAGTGCTGAAGATCGGCGGCGCAGTTGTGCATACGTTCTTGTCGCCGTTTATCGTTGGCCTGACGAACGTGGTGGAAACCATCCGCAGCGGCATGAATGCGGCGTTCGATTTCATTGGAGAGCGGATTGATTGGGCCAGCCAGAAGATCAAAGACTTCTATGCTTACATGTCCAAAGTGCCGATCATCGGCAGGGCGTTTGCGTCTGGCGAGAAAGTGCCTGGACCGCAAGCACCGGGCGCTGCCGGCAATCCTGCACAAGGTGCCGAAGAGGCAAACAAGGCCGCCGCAGAAGCCGCAAGGGAAGAGGCCGACGAGCTTGAGCGGGTGAACCGTGCCATTGAGCGTCAAGAGTCGTTGCTGTCGGGCGCGATCAATGCTTCTGTCAATCTTGGCCAAGAGGGGATGGACGCCGCCTTCAAGTACCAACAAGGGTTGAGGGCGCTGGAATCGCAGCTGGAAGCCGGAATCCTCAACGAAACGTCTTTTGCGAACGAAGCCGCCAAGCTCAAGGATGCGTTTGATGCTCAGACGCAAGCCATTGAAGATCGCAACCGGGCGATTGCGGAGCAGGCGGCAGAAGATCAAAAGGCAGCCGAATCGCAGCAGCGTGCCATAACCAAGCAAACCGATCAGTTTTTTCAAGCCACCAAGGCCGCCAAGGATTTTGGTGCGGATGGTGCTGCCGCCGCCGCCCAGTACGAAGGCGGGCTTACAAGCCTCGATCAGCAACTGCGAGACGGCCGGATCAATGAAGAGACGTATAACCGCGAGGCGGAAAAACTCCGCGACACGTATGACGGCCAAATTGACTCTATAGAGAAACGCGCGGAAGACATTGCTCGCGCTGAAGAAAAGGTGATCGGGGCCAGCGAGTTTAAGGCCGAGAACGAAAAGGCTTTGAACGGCCCGTCGTCCGAGGCCCTTAAGGCCAACGACCTCCGCTCAAACGAGGGCATGTCGCAATTCATTGCCCTGGCCACGGGCCGTGAAGATCCCGCAATCGCCGAGTACCGCAAACAAAACGAGAAGCTGCAGCAGATCGTGGCGGAACTCCGAGCCTTGCAGCAGCAGCCAGTGGACATGCTGGGGGCCGCCGCATGAGCGTCGTTCGCACCACGGAACTAGCCGAGGTCTCGGGCTCGCGGAAGTTTGGCGAGCCGCCAGTCTATAAGCGGCAGTGGGTGGTCGAGGTTGACGACCCGGCGCAGTCTACCACCGACATCAGCAACGGCCCCGGAGTGACGTTCCTCGACCCGCACCCGGACGCCACCTACTGCCGTGCGTTCAACGTCAGCGTGGCCAACTACAGCGGCAGCCGCTGGCACTACCTTGTCACTTGGGACTACGAAGTTCCAAAGCTCTCGCAGGAGCAGCTGGACGCAAATCCCTTAAATCGCACCGACATCTGGAAGTTCACCACAACGGGCATGGCGGTGCCGGCCCTGTACTACTACTACGGCACTGGCAACAGCGACCGCCGTGCCCTGACAAACTCTGCCGGCGACATCCTTGAAGGTGCCATGACCGACCTGTCTGTGCTTCAGGCGTCGATCAGCGGCAACCGCCAGACGTTCGACTACAACCTAGCGGCCACCGTCACGAACTGCGTCAACGACTCGCCCTATCTCGGCGGTGCGGCGTACACATGGAAGTGCAGCGGAATCAGCGGGCAGCCTGCCGTTGAGGTGGTAAACGAAGTCGAGATCCGCTACTGGCAAGTCGAAGTCACGCTGGAATACAACCCGATTGGGTGGCCACTGCTGCTGCCAAACGTCGGGTGGAACTACGTTTCGGGCGGACAGAAGAAGCGCGTGTGGGTGTATTACGACCCAGGCAGCGGGCAGCCTTTGGAACAGGTGGCCGCCAGCAACCCGCAGCCGCTGCTCTCAAACGGTGCTCTCGACACGGCGAGCCCCGGCGAATCCAACCCGCCGATGCTTCTGACTCGGCGCGTTCACAAGGCGATCAACTTCCAACAATATTTCGGCACCCCACCAACGTAGGAAATCACATGGCAGACATCACCTACTCGATCAATTCCTCGCTCTCCAGAGGCTCGCTCAACTCCACGTTCGTGGCCTCGGGCGTGACGGCCGACTGCAACGCCAGCGGCGTCAACACGCAGACGCTGACGCCGGGCACCAACGCCGCCGGCACCGCCGCGATCAGCACGGCCACAATGTCCAGCGTCGGCGTGTTCTTCGCTCGCAACATCTCCACGGTCTCGACCGCGACCGTGTCGTTCGGCCAGCTCTCGGCCGGTTCACTTGTGCCAACCATCACGCTGCGAGGCGGCGAGGCGGCCGCGGGGCGGTTGGCACCAGGCTCCTATGCCGCGATCGCGGCCGCCACAGGCACGCAGCTGATCATCTCTATCGTGGAGGGCTGACATGCCCCAAGGTGCATCGGGAGGTGCCGGCCAAGGGGCTGGGAGCAGCCGGTTCGTGAAATTCACGCGCCCAGCCGCCCAGCGGATCGCTAACGCCGTCCGCCAGGTCGAGGGCGGCAACCGGGACCAACTGCCGATCGGCTTTGAGCATCCGCAGGCGATCGCGTCAAACGCCAAGGTCTTCCGCGTGGCCACCTTCACCGGAGCGTGGGCAAAAAACAGCGCTAAAACGGTGACTTTCAAATACGCCACGACCACGCCAAACACTGCCGTGGCCAGCAATTTGTTTTTTCCAGTTACTGGGACTGCTGGCGGAGACTGCGGTATAGCAAAAGACGGTACGGCGTGGTTTCTGATTGACGTTCCGTTATTTACGGCATCGGCTGTGTTTGTCGTTGCCACAGCCGCAACGACCGTCGTTCGGGACGTGACACTGTCGGCAACGCTAGACGCAGACAGCTGCACAATCTCACTCGGGAAGACGCTAACAACCACTTCCGTGGTCGTCGTGCAGTCAACCTACACTTCCACGTTTGTCACTCTGGGCACGTGATATGGCTTGCTGCAAGTGCTGCTGCGAGGCCGGGGACAGTCCGGGGGTCTGTTGTAGCGGCGTGTGCTGCCGCTCTCCAAACGAATGCCTGACCAGCGGCGACATCACCCGCTGCTGCGAGCCGTATTCGACACTGTGCGGAAACTATTGTTGCCCAGGCGATCGGTCATGCTGCAGCGATATTTGCTGCCCCGCCGACAGCTCTTGTTGCGCCGACAGCAACGGCAATCAAATCTGCTGCCCGGCCGGACAGTGCGTCGAGGGAGTCTGTCAGTCGTACTGCCAGAATCTCTACACCGGCCTAAAAGTGACGGCGATGGGGCACAGCGTGTGGGCAACTTTGCCAGTCAGCGAATATCCAGACAAGCCGGGCATCGTCACTTGGCGCGGCGCACGCAACCCAGCGTGCGATGATTTTGTTTCTCCGCCCGCCGACGGACTTGCCGGATATAGCTTGTGTTTTGCGCGGATCGACAACACCGGCGCAAATTGCACAACCCCGTCGCTCGGAGGTGGCACCTGCACCGAATCACAGCGTCCAAGCGGCATGGAAGGAGCGTGCTGTGCGAGCGTGAGACTGATCTATCACTGCCCAGACAAGGGGTACTGCAACGCATTGTTTGAAGTCCATATCGCTCAAGTGTGGGTCAAGGGCTCGACTATTGTCGTAACGCAACCCGCTACGCCGTCTGGATGCCCAGATGTGCAGATGACAGCCAGCCTTGAGAACATCGGAACGCCGCCTGGGAACCCGCTCCCATGATCACTTGTGACAAGGCATTTTTTCTGGCCCGCTGTGAGCAACGAGGAAAACCGATCGCGGACGCCATGCAGTGCGTCGTCGCCCAGGACGGCGACCAGTGGACGATCGACACAGACCATGTTGCCTTCCCAAGGGCGACGCCGCCTCAGTCGGAACGCGGCCCCGGCACGGAACTTTCTCGCCTGCTGCAGCGATTCGGGATCTCGCCGACGCCGACGTGCAGCTGCCGGGCGAAGGCGGCCGAGATGGACCGCTGGGGATGCGACGAGGCGGCCAAGCCAGAGCGGATAGACGAGGTGGTTTCTGTCATGCGAGCGGAGGCCGCCGCCCGTGGCCTGCCATTCCTTGACGCGGTTGGCAGGATGCTGGTGCGTCGCGCCATCGCCAACGCCCGCAGGGAGGAGGCCCGCCATGCCAAAGAAAAAGCCCGAGAAAGCGGGTCGCCCGCAGTTTGACGCGGAGCCGCTGGATGACGAGGAGCAGCCGCCGTTCACGCTGGACGATGACGGGTACATGGTGGTGGCGAAGCCCGAGCCAAAGCCGCCAGAAAAGCAACCAGCCAAGGAGGCTCGACGTGGCAGGTGACGTGATCACGGAGATGGCCAAGAGGCTTTGCAAACTGCACCCGGACGCACCGGCCAGGACGCTGGCGCGTCGGCTTGTGGAGGAGGCGAACGGTGCTATCACCATCGGCCAAGCAAGGAATCGAATTCAACGCCAATTCGGCGCGTACGGCAAAAAAAGCCGGACCAAGCCGGTGGCACCTCGAGCGCCACGCCAGGCGGGCGTGATCTACGGGATGCCGCCAAGCGTGGCCACGGAGTGGACGCCGCACGTCATGGACGTGATCGGCACTGTCGGGATCATCTCTGACGTTCATGTACCGTATCACTCAGAGACGGCGCTACGGGCCGCCGTGGAGTTTTTGAAAGGGCAGAACCTGTCGGGGCTACTGCTGAACGGCGACATCGCCGACTTCTATGCGATCAGCAGGTGGATGAAAGACCCCAAGAAACGAGACTTCAAAGGCGAGCTGAACGCCGTCCGGGAGTTCCTCGGCTGGATTCGCTCGACGTTCCCCGGGATTCCGATCGTCTACAAGGCGGGAAACCATGAAGAGAGGTGGTCCGCTTGGACTTGGCAGCACGCCGCCGAGATCTCTGACGACCCGAGGATGTCGCTCGTGTCGTGGCTCGACCTGGGCAAGCACGACATTGAGTGGGTGGAAGACCAGCGGCCCGTGATGCTTGGCAAGTTGCCAGTGCTCCACGGCCACGAGCTGCCGAAGGGAATGGCGGCACCCGTGAACGTGGCTCGAGGTGCGTTCCTGCGGACGCTCTCAACGTGCCTGGTAGGACACAGCCACAAGACCAGCAACCACGCGGAGTCGGATATGTGGTTCCGGGAGACGGGCTGCTGGTCTACCGGCTGCCTCTGCGATTTGCGGCCAGAGTACGCCAGAGTGAACCGATGGAACCACGGCTTCGCTCTGGCGACCGTCCACAAGGGCGGCGAGTTCGACGTTCACAATTACAGGGTGATGTCAGATGGCACAGTTAGATCGGCCTAGCACTCAGGCGGAGCAGACTCTCGTGGATGCCCTCGAGGCGGTGCGTGATCGCCACGGGAAGTACGGGCCGCCGCAGGAGCACTTCGCCAGGACGGCAGGGCTCGTCAACGCAGCGTTCGGCACGACGTTCACCGCCGAGCAGTGGGCACTCGTGATGGTCATGGACAAGATCGCCCGGCTCCTCGGGCCGATGCCCACGCACGACGGAGGCGTGGACATCGCTGGCTACGCCGCCTGCTACGAGGAGTGCCGCAGTGCAAGACCACCCGCCACTGACGAGTGACGATCTCGCACAGATGGAGCACCGTGCCAGAAGGTTCTCGGGTGCCTACACCGGCACAGCCGGGACGCTCGCGGCGGACGTGATCCGCCTGTTGATCGAGCGTCGCCGGCTGCTCGGGGAACTCAGTCGATGTCAAGAGGCGGCAGCAGGTCAATCACAGACTCTTCCTCGATGACCCTCGGCGACAGGTAGTGGTCTCTGGTCGTCTTGTCGGAGGCGTGCGTCAGGAAATCCGTGGCATCGCCGCCAGCCAGCTTCACGTAACTGCCGGCTGCCTTTCGAATGCTGTGGAACCCGTGGGGCTGGACGCCAGCCTTGCGGCATATCTTCCGCAATCGCTGGTAGATCGTGTTGATCTTCCTGTGGTCAGTCCAAGGCCAGACTAGGTCGTTGGGCTGCCGCCGCCCTGCCTCAAGGTACGCCGACAGCCCCGGCGAGATCGCCCGCGTAATGGTCCGTCCGAGCCCCTTACGATGCTCCGAGAGGAACGTCAGGGTGTTCCCTTTCGTGTCTGCCTCGGCCCACCGGATCGCCAACAGGCTGCCTACACGCTCGCCCGTGAACCAGGCGGCCATGATCAGGGACGCCCAGAACCAGGGCGCTGGGCACGGCCCAATGAAGCCCATCCGGTGCTGTGCTGACCGGATCATGGCGGACACCTCGGCCACGGTATAGGCGTGAGGGACGACGTGGGGCACCTTGACGATGTTGCGTGCCAGATCTGGGAAATGCTCCACCAGACGCTTCTTGGCGGCTGCATTCCACAAACTGACAATATGGGCCTTGTCCTTGGCGACCGACGCTGGACGCGCGATCTTCCCCCTGTGGGGCGTTACGGCCCGCCAGCGGAGGAATTTGGACACCGTCAAGTCGTTCAGGTCGGAGAACTCTGGCTCCCGCCCGATACAGTCTCGAAACCTGTCGAGCGACGAGGCGAAAAGCACCACCGTCCGAGCCTTGAGATTGTGGGTGATGGCGTAGTGCTCGACCAGAAAATCCCGTAGAATCATGGCTATTCCTCCGCTGCTTGGGTGTTGAGAACCTAGTGTACGGATGAACAGCGTGAACGAAAAGGATGGCACCATGCCCTCCGCTGTTCATCTTGTTCACTACGATCGTAGGGGTTTGTCGCCAAAACAGGCAAACCGGGAAAACGGCGCAACTTTGCCCGGTCGAGCAGCGTATTCTTCCAGACGGGATTGCTCTCGTCGGTAGAATCCCGAGATGCCAGTGAGTCTCAAAGAACCGAATCGCACGCTCTGCTCCTGCCGCGAGGCTGCCGAGATCCTCGGCTGCACCATGGGCAGAGTTCGCCAGCTGTGCAGGAAACAGCCGGACGGCAGTGCTCCGGTCCTCTGGTCGAAGAAACTCGGGCCTCGAGCGCTAGTGCTCGATCAGGACGAGGTGAAGAAACTCGCCAAGGCGCGACAGAAGGCCAGGGACGCTGGCATTGTCCCCGGCCCCGGCCCCGGCGGATTCTCGCCGGACGCCTAGTTTCCTGCGGCGGATAGCTGCCAAGAAAAAAAATGCAAAAGACCTTGACGTTGTCTTACCGATGTCGGTAGTATCCGCCCCCGTCCGACCGACACGCAAGGAACGCCGATATGACACAGCAGATCAACCGACTGATCGAGTCCCTCGTCTTAGTCCGCCTTGGTCAAGAGCTTGGCACGGACTCCGACTTGGCCCAGTCAATCGCCCACTCGCTGGATTTCGCCATTGGCATTGCTGGCAGGCTTTTTTCTTGACTCCAAACTACCGACGAGGATAACGTGCTGCCGACATGGGCAGCAAATTTTTTCAGACGATTGACTCCTGAACTATACGTTTGTACACCTACGTCACCACGACAAAAGGAGACCCCCAAATGACCACAGACCCACACCACAACGAGTACCTCGCCGCAGTCGCCGGCATCCACGATCAGACGCCACGCAAGGCGATCTACGCCGAGGGCGTGTACGTCACCGGCATCACGGCGGGACGCCGCTGGGGCGGCCACGTCGAGTGGTGCGAGGCCGGAAGGCTCTGCATCAACGTCGGTGGCAGGTGGATCTACGTGCCGGCCGAGGACGTGCTCGAGTCGGCGGACTGCACAGAAAGCCAGTAATCCCCGGAGTTGGCGGGGGGTTATTGCCCCCCCCCCCAAGTTATTTTCCCCGCCCAAGTTGAATGCAGTTTTTTGAATTGGAGACGCGGTGGAGCCGCGACAGGCACGGAAGGACAGCACCCGCGAGGCATGGCAGCGGAGCGGGTTTACACAGGAAACCAGAAGCGAAAGGACACGGACATGACGGTAGCAATCAGAAAAGCAAAGCGGTCGGCCACGAAACTACGCCTGCTTCTTACAGGCCCGAGCGGCTCGGGCAAGACTTGGGGCGCTCTGCAAATTGCCAAGGGGCTCGGCGGCAGGACGGTCGTGATCGACACCGAGGAGGGCAGCAGCGATCTCTACGACACGCTGCACGACTTCGACGTGATCGACCTTCGTCCGCCGTTCTCCCCGGAGCGGTACATCGAGGCGATCACGGCAGCCGAGGGGGCTGGCTACGACGTGATCGTCGTGGACTCGGTCACGCACTGCTGGAGCGGTGCGGGCGGCTGCCTGGAACTGCTCGAGGATGTGGCTAAGGCTCAGTTTCGCGGAAACACATGGTCTGCCTTCTCGGTCATCACGCCACGCTGGCGGGCCTTCGTGGACAAGCTGCTGCGGTCGCCGGCTCACGTCATCTGCTCTGGCCGGTCCAAGACCGAGACCGCCCAGGTGGACGACCACGGCAGGAAGAAGGTGGCGAAACTCGGCATGAAACTGGAAGCCCGCGACGGGCTGGAATTTGAGTTCACATGCGTCCTCGACCTGATCCACGACGGCCACTACGCCACAGTGAGCAAGGACCGCACGGGCCTTTTCGCTGGCGATCCAAAGCCGATCACGGAGGACACCGGCCGGCGGCTGGCTGAGTGGCTGGCCGGTGCCACGCCGGCGGCGGTGCCGGCGAACCCGCTGGTGGCAGCGATGCAGGACGCGATTGACAGCGCCACGACAGTGGCGGCTCTCGGCAAGATCGCCGACCGGATCGACCTGCGGCTCTCCGAAGGCAAGGTCACGGCAGACGAAGTGGCGAGTCTCACCAAGCGGATCGACAGACGGGATGCAGAACTCCAGACAGCAACCAACTGAAAGGACAGACCATGGACTGGGACATGAACGTTGACGAAGACTTCGGCTCGGACCCACGGACAACGCTGCCGCAGGAGCGGGAGATCGCACCGGCCGGTCGGCACTTGGCCACGATCAAGAAAGCCGAAGAAGGCCCAAACGAGTGGAAGCGAGACGAGAAAACGAATCCTGAAGGCATCTGCCTGAAGCTTCGCCTGGCAATCGGCGACTACCGCTTCGTTTTCCACGATCTGCCACGCCACCAGCCGTGGCTGGCCAAGCAGCTCGCCGACGCTCTCGGCATCCAGCCCGAGGGCAACACGCTGCGGGTGGTGCCGGCAGAGATCGAGGGCCGCGATGTCGAAGTTGAGATCAGCCACTACACGGCCAAGTCGGGGAAGGTTTCGGCCGTGGTCAAGCGGTATCTGCCGCCGCTCGAGAAGCCGGCGGCAAAGAAGACCAGCACGCAGAAGATCACGGCGGCCCTACCCAACGACGACATCCCCTTCTAGGAGCAATTCATGAGCGACAAGGAACCGATCCAGAGTCCGGCTGAGTTGGCGGCCTACCGCAGGTCGCTGGCCAACGATCTTGAGACGCCCGAGCCGACGCCGGAGGCGGCGACGGCAGAGCCCGAGATCACGATCCGGCCAGGAAGCCACCACGCGGCGGCTGCGTTCAAGGTTGGCAGCGAGGACGAATACATCAATCGAATGTCAAGCCGCTACGGCGGCGAATGGTGAACACGCCCCGCCCTGGGCAATAGCGGCTGTGATGCCGCATGGGCCGTTCGGCCGGCGGTGGCGCAAAACACCGGCAGCTGCGGCTCGGTCCCTCCCTTTTTCCCGAGTGACGCAGACGGACGCCCCACGTCACGGGGCAAATACACGAAAGGATGCGTGATGGCAGGCAGAATCAGCAAGGTTGTGTATCTGGCTGGCCCAATCAACGGCAAGTCAGACGATGAGTGCAAAGGATGGCGTGACTCAGCAGCAGAAACGCTGCGACTGTTCGCACATCAAGTTCTCGACCCGATGTCTCGTGATTATCGCGGCATTGAGAACGACAACGCCGAGAAAATTGTCGAAGGCGACAAGGAAGACATCGCCACTTGCGACGTTGTGCTTGTCAACGCCAACGGCCCAAGCTGGGGCACGGCGATGGAACTTGTCTACGCCCGGCAATACGGCAAACAAGTCGTGGCTTTTGCGACGCACGCGAATGCTCCGCGGGTCAGCCCATGGCTGAGGATGCACACGACGGCGATTTATGAATCGCTAAGCCATGCTCTGGCTGCGATTAACCAAGGCTCTTCAGCGGGAATGAGGTGAGCCATGCCATTCCGCCAACCCGTTGATGTCGCCCGAGTGAAGCAGCTGCTCGCCCAGGGGCTGACGCAGACCGTGATTGCGAAGCGGCTTGGCTTGTCCAAGTCGGTTGTCTACCGCGTGAAAAAGGAGGCTGCACATGGGCACGTTTCTTGATCCCGACTGCGATCTCCCGATGTTCGCCGCTGCTCGAGCACCGGCGCAGCAGCATAGCCGGACATCGATGCAGGCGGCCGACTCGCTTGACGCGAAGGCGCTGAACGCTCTCCAGCGGAAGGTGCTCGCATGGCTGGCTGAGAACGGGCCGGCGACGGATGAGGAGATGCAGGAAGGGCTCGGGATGAACCCGAGCACGCAGCGGCCACGGCGGATTGAACTGGCGAAGCGGGGATTGGTGGTGGAGGCCGGCGTGCGGATGACGAAGGCGAAGAGGGCGGCGGTGGTTTGGCAAGCAACGCAAGGAGCACATAAGTGAGGCTCTTCACAAACAAACAAAAACGAGCAGTTGAGTTGGTGACAGGCCAAGCCGGTCAAGGCGATCACATCATTCCCTACAGCAAAGGAGGACAGACGAGCGTGGAAAACTGCCAGTTGATTTCAGGTGAGACTAACTCCAGGAAAGGCTCTTTCTTCTTTAAGCCTCGCCGCTGGCAGGAGGAGTTCTTTCGTCAGTGGGTTGCGCGGACAATCAATACATTCTTGCTGATTGTCATTCCTGGAGGCGGCAAAACAATGGCCGCCCTTGAGGCTGCGCGTCGATGGATGGCAGCAGGATCAGACCGTCGCGTCATCGTTGTTGTGCCAACGGACAACCTTCGAGAGCAGTGGCAAGAAGAGGCTGTGAAGTTTGGCATTCAACTCCAGACCAAGGAATTCGGCACGAACTTTAAGCACGGCTTTCAAGGCGGCGTTGTTTCTTACAGCCTCGTTGCCAGCCAGCCGTTGGTGTTTCGCAAACTGTGCTCTGTAGCGCCGACGATGGTGATCTTTGATGAGATTCACCACTGCGGCGAGGAGGCTAGTTTTGGCCGCGGAGTCGGCCAGGCCTTTGAACTCGCGGCTGAGAGACTGCTGCTATCTGGCACAGCATGGAGGAGCGACGGGACCGCGATCCCGTGGGTTCAATACGATGGCAACGGATTTGCCGTAGCCGATTACTCGTACGACTACCCGCACGCACTTACCGACGACGTTGTCCGGTTTCTGGTTTTTGACTACTCGCGCGGAACTATTACGCATGACCTGACTGGAGACAGTCAAACTCTGTCCAGCGAAAGCACAGAGGACGACGCCGCCCGACTGCTACGAAGGCTGCTTGACGCTCGCGGCGAGTTTGTCCGCGAGCAGATACGACAGGCTCACCAAAGGCTACTGGACGTGCGCGCATCTTTCCCCGACGCCGGGGCTCTGGCTGCCTGCATTGACCAGACGCACGCTGCCATGGTGGCAAATGTGATCCGAGAGGTAACTGGTTGCGAGCCAAGCGTTATTGTTAGCGACGACAAAGTTGAGAACGATACTGTCCGGTCGTTTCGTGACAGCAAGAAGGAGTGGATCGTAGCGGTTCGCAAGGTAAGCGAAGGCACAGACATCAAGCGGCTGCAAGTTCTCTGCTACTTAACGAACACAACTGCGGAGCTGTTTTTTCGGCAACTTGTCGGCCGCGTTTCCCGTTATCGAGGCAATGAGGACCGCGAAGCGTATGTCTATCTGCCCGCCGATCCTCGCTTAATTGCCTGCGCCCAGAACATCGAAAACGCACAGGTGCAGGCGATAAAGAACCAGCGAGATGCTGATGAGGTCGAGCGGGCTCCGCTGGATCGCCAGACCGGGTCGCTGTTTGATTCTTTCTCAACGGCCCACGACGGGACCGACCTCGTCATGATCGGAAGCGAGGCTGTGTCAGAGGATGTAGCAAGGCAAATCGCGCAGATCGCAGAGGCCGAGGCAATCCCGATGCAGAAGGTGCTGGCCGTCATGCAGCGGCTTGGCGTTGGTCGCCAGCAGGCGAGCCCGCAGCCAGTGGCCGTCCGCAGCAAAGAAGAGGTCATGGATGAACTTCGGAAGAAGTGCAATCAGAAGGCTTTTCATTTGTCTCGGCTTGCCAAGTGCAAGCCAGAGGAAATCAACGGAAGGTTTAAGCGGCACGACGAGATGACAGAGGATCAATTGCGCAGCAAGTTGAAGGTGCTGCTCGCGGAGATAGCCAAGTATGCATGACCTCAATGAGATTGAGCGCGGCGAGTTGTGCCAGTCAACGATTGAGTCGCTTTACGAGGCGACCGGAGGACTGCGGCAGTTTCCCGCTTTACTAAAGAAGGTGATTGCTACGCGGGCGTGGGAGCGACGCACCGTCCATGGAAAGGTCGTTGAGCTCTCTAGCCTCCGAGAACTGATAACGGCAAAGCCGGTTGGCGGTTGGGGCGAAGACCCGTCGAAGGTCGAGGCTGTAATCCGCGACGATCCCGAGGCGCTGTCTGCTTTTAGAGAGGCGATGAAGTGCATCAACCAGCATGATTTGCCCGGTGACAATGTAACCGGGCAGCACATCCCGACCGGCAATTCCCGCGCCTACTCGATCACCCGCGTGCAACGCGAGTGCGACCCTGAGACGGTGGCCGCCGTCATGTCTGGCGATCTGTCGCCCAACGCTGCGCTGGTAAAGGCTGGCGTGCGGGAGAACCGCCAGGTCTACATTCCGCGCGACCCTGCGGCAGCGGTCGAAAAGCTACGGCGGCAGTTCGGCGACGAGTTTGTGCAAGCCATTAAAGAGGCTATTCGTGGCCGGTAATTGGATCAAACTCCGACACGACCTCATCGACGCCCCGGAGATCCGGCGGCTCTCGAAGTCGTGCGGCGTCACCCGTGACGACGTGTACGGGAAACTGTTCCGGCTGTGGTCGTGGTTCGACCGCCACTCGCACCAGGGCCGCGTGGCCGACGAGACGGTCGATCTGGTGGACGAGATCGTGGGGCATTCCGGGTTCGCTGCGGCGCTTGTCAGCGTCGGGTGGCTGGCCGAGGACCAGGGCGGGATTGTCATCCCGAACTGGGACCGGCACAACTCGGAGACGGCCAAGGAAAGGGCTCTGGCGGCGGCCAGACAGGACAAACACCGGGGGAAAGACCCCGGTTCGGGTCTGTCACGCTCCGAGCGTGACACGACCGTGACGGCGTGTCACGGTTCGACCGTCACCAGATTAGAGGAGATTAGAGGAGATAGTCCTCCTCCTCCTCCGCAAGACGCTGCGCTGCCGGAAGGCAGGAAGGCACTCCGTGACGCTTGGGCTGCTGCGGCCAAGGCTGGCCACGTCCAGCCCTGGAATGCCTCTGGCGTGCCAGACAAGGCCGACGACCGGCTGGCAGAGCCCGGCTGGCTGGACGAGGCGTTACGGGCCATTCAGCGGCTCCACAGGTGCCGGTACTTCAGCGACGGCAAGCCGACGCTGATCCAACTCTGCGGCACCGGGTTCGTCGCTCGGGTGCTCGGCGGCCAATACGACGATCCGAAGCCGAGCAAGGCGGCCCGGCCGGGCCGAGCCGGCGACGAGAAGTTGCCACCACGTGCCTTTGAAGGCGAAGACGCTGCTGCCTTTGAACGGACCAGAAAAGCACTTGCCACGAAGGCGACAACCTAGTCAGGAGGACACATGACCACCCCAGCCGAATGCAAACCCGTCCAGCTCACGCCCCGCCAGGCCGAAGCCGTGGCGTTCATCAAGGCGAACTCACACCTCTACGGCCCGACTGTCCGCGAGATCGCCGCCGCCATGGGCATCGCGTCGGTCAACGGCGTCCAGGGCCACCTCGCCGCCTTGGAGAAAAAGGGCGTGGTCCGGCGGACGCCCGGCGTCGCCCGTGGAATCGAACTGACGGAGGCGTACCGATGAGTTTCGTCCACCTGCCACAACCGCACACTCTCGCCGAGCGTCTACTCGAGCGTGCGTGGGATCTCGCAGACGACGCCGAGCGAGACGACGACGTGAAGCTGCTCGAGCAGGCGGCACAGATGATCCTCTCGCTGAACCTACGGCTGGCCCACTCGCGTGAGCAGCAGGAGGCGCGGTCGTGACGCTCTCCACCCTAGTGTTCATTTCCGCCGGCCAGCTGTCGCTGGCGCTGACGTTCGCCCTCGGTGTGGCGGTCGGGATCGCATTGTCGAAGCGAGATCACGAGTGAGGAGGCAAGGATGCACCAGCTCACGCTATTCGACGCGGAAGGCTACGCCGTCGAGGCACTTGACGCACCAACCACAACGGACGAACGGCTCTCGGAGGAGTCGTTGGAGTCGTCGCCGTGGGTCCGTCGCCGCATCGAGCGGCTGGGATACACGGGCAGACTCGTGAAAGGGTGGACGCCGCCAGTGGTGGAGGTTGTGGCCGGTGAATAGCACGCTCATTCCGATCGATGACACGGAGCTGCGGCAGATGCACGGCCGAAGCGTCAGCATCACCGACATCGCCCGGCACTTTGGCTGCTGCACGCAGACGATCCGCAAACGGATGGACAAGATCGGGATTCTTCGCCGGCATCACGTTGGCACGCCGAAGCGAAAGGATCCAACGCCAGCGGAGATCGAGAAGTTGAAGGCAGAGTGTTTGGCAAGGAGGCCGCCGGAAATGCAGAGGCCGGATCGGTGGACGCCGCCGCATTTGTTGTGGGACGGGCACGGCTTTCGGGTGCTGGGGTGAGGCAAAAGAAACCCGTGACACTAAAACTGATTCTGGCATTTTCTGTCGCGGCGAACGTGGCAGTCGCATATTGCTGGCTTGCCAGCGATGCTACGCATCCGACGGTTCCTCGCGCTGTCATTCAGAAAGGCGTCGGGCAGGCGTATTGCCGTCCAGAGAACTCCAACAAAGAAGCAGACTTCACGCTGATGGCAGCGATCACTGAAGAGGTTGAGGTGGAGTCGAACCTGTGGCTAACGAGGTGGTGGAGGTGACTGCCCCAGCAGTGACTTCACCACGCTCCGCTCGCTGCTGAAACGCACGAAATGAACCGCCCCACCGCGCGAGGAATCAGCCCTGACAAGGCTGACGGTCGCCACATTAAGCGGCCCTCGCGGTGGGGTGCGGCATGGAGGCCGAATGATGCGGTGGTATGAGTTGGTCGCAATGTCCGTGGTGGCGATCGTCGCACTATCAGTGTCGGCAGTCTTCTATCGAAGTGTGTTCCTAGCGACCGCAAGTCTTGAAAAGTCAATTCGAGGCGTTGAGCAGGCGATCAGGCTCCAGACCGCTCAGCAGTCGTGGCTCGTAGAGCATTACTCTAGGCCTGCGAGACCGCTCTACCATTGGCAGAGGCACCGATGCGAGTGGTGTGGGCAGGAGAAACTTGAGGGCGACAAATGAACGACCGAGACACGTTCGCAATCATCCAGCCCGGCGCAGACGTGGAGATTGGGCCTGAGCATGATTCACTCTCAGGAACCGTCCTGTGCGTTTCCATACGCGAGAACCGCACTATTCAATATGAGGTCGTGTGGTGGCTGTCTGGCCGTAATACTGCATGGCTGTCTGAGCATGAGGTTCGACCAAAGAAAGTGTCGGCGAAACACTACATCGGGTTTCACGGAGGCCAACAATGAACGACCGCGACACGTTCGCCGCAGCGGCGTTGACGGGGTTGCTGGCAAACGGATCAGGGCTTATCGCCGCCAATGGATTAAACCAGTTCAAGTTCGCGTTACCAGCGAGACACCCTACAGCCGACACGCTCCGCTCGCTGCTGGAGAGGCTGAAATGAGTGAACCCGTAGAACATACCGCAGGCACAGACATCACCGCCCGCCTCTCCACATGGTGCCACGCTCCGCAGGCGGAGTCGGCCCAAGACCTGATGGACGAGGCGGCGAAGGAGATCGAGCGGCTGCGAGGCTACCGAGACATGGCAGAGGCAGACCGCGATGTTGCGATGCTAGCGGCAGAGCGGCTTCGGCGAGAGGCGCCATGCCCGTATGTTGTTGGCAAAACGACGCTGTATTGTTCGCTGCCGAGTGTTTCGCAACGTCCGCAGGCGGGAGAAAGCAACGCCCCAGCGCTCACCGACGAGGAGCGGCGAGTCCTGCGCGACCTGCGAGACAGTTACGCCGCAGAGGACGATCAGGAGTGCAACCAGATCGCAAAGGTGCTGGACGGGCTGCTGGAGCGAACACGCCCAGACGCTTGACTCGCTCGCTAGGTTGCCTTCACGGACGCAAGATCGTCCGCACTCGAAGGAGCGTTACCCATGCGATGGATCGTACTGGCAATAGCGTTGATGGCAGGCACCGCCCAGGCTCAGACCGTCACGGTGACGGTGACGACGGCGCAGCAGGACGCAGAGACGATGGCCCGCACTGGCGTCCTGCGGCACTGCGGACGCAACGGCGGACGGCGAGAGGGCATCGGTGTGGGCTCGACTCCAGAGCAGGCGCTGCGGAACTGCTGCTACTACGGGCGCTATCGCATCGTGGAAAAGGCCGTGGCGTGGTCGCCGGTGCGGCGGGCGTGGTTTGCGGTCATCAGGTACGAGTGATGGGCCGCATGTCTCGCCAGAAGGGGAAGCGCGGCGAGCGTGAGGCCGCCGCTGAACTGGGGCAGCTGCTCGACTGCGACGCCCGGCGTGGCGTGCAGTATCAGGGCGGCCCGGAATCGCCGGATGTCGTTCTTGAAGGCGTCAACGTCCACGTCGAGTGCAAGCGGACGGAAGCCATCAACGTCTACAAGGCGCTGGAGCAGGCGACGGCGGACGCCGGCCAGAAGGTGCCGATGGTCTGGCACCGCAGGAACGGCAAGCCAAGCGTGGTGATCGTGGAGACCGCTCGGCTGATGGACTTAGTCAACGAGATTGCGAAATGAACGAATCGCTGTATCGGTTTCTGGCGTCGCATTGCCGCGAACGATCGCCCGAGCGGTATCTGGAGATCGGCACCCGTGACGGAGGATCGTTGACGGTGGTGCTCGAGAACTCGCCGGCACTGCGTCGGATCGTCTGTGCCGACACATGGGGCGGGCAGTGGGGCGGCTCCGGCCGGGGGTCGCACGATCACATCGAGCAGCTGCTGGCGCTGCGGCTCTACACCGGCAGCGTGCAGTTTCTCGACGGCGACTCAATGCAGACGATCCCGACGCTCCGCGAGCAGTTCGACTTGGTGCTGGTGGACGGCGACCACTCAGCCGAGGGCGCTCGGGCCGATCTGGAAAACGTCTGGCCGCTCGTGGCTGCCGGCGGGTGCCTTGCCTTTCACGACATCACGCACCCCGCTCACCCGTACCTTGCCGAGGTGTTTGACGAGTTCGTTTTGAAGCACGACGCCCCGCACCATTTCATTCTTGAGCCCTACGGCGTCGGCGTGGCGGTGAAGCCATGAAGGTTCCCGGCGAACTGATCTACCCGCTGCCGAGATTCGCCGAGGCTCACGCCCGGTGGCTGAAGATCGGCACCAAGGAAGCGGCGGCAGCGAGCGTCTGCGTCGTCGGGCTGGCCCGCAACTGCGCGGCTCACTTGGCCGGCAATCTCGCCAGGCTTGAGATGCTGGTCGAGTCGTTTGCGTCGTGGCAATTGCACGTCGAGACAAACGACAACGACGACGACACCGACCAGGTGCTAATCGACTTCTGCCGGGAGCATCGTCAAGCGACATTTACGAGCCAGCGTTTGGGCCGTGGCCAGTACGGCAACGAGTTCGCCGGCCGCCGCACGATCGCACTGGCTGAATACCGCACGGCCTGCCAGCGGTGGGTGCAGCAGAACGCCAAGGGCTCAGACTTGGTCATGGTCATCGACTTCGACGCCTGGGGCGGCTGGATTCACGACGGTGTGCTGGCGGGCATCGGGTGCCTGCACGACACGCCAGACTCCTACGGCATGGCGAGCGTGTCGCTCATGCAGCATCCGGCCTATCTGGCTACCGGCGGCGAGATTGAACTGATGCCGCAGTGGCTGCACTACGACGCTTGGGCGCTCAGGCTCAACAGCGACTGGGACGACTACACCGCTGGCGTCGGCGGCTGGAAGCAACAGTGGCTGCCGCCGGTCGGCTCGCCTCCGATACCCGTGGCGTCAGCGTTCGGCGGGATGGCGATCTACGACACGCACGCCTACCTCCACGGCAAATACGACGGCTCCGACTGCGAGCACGTCACGTTCCATGGCAGCATAACCGGAAGGCTTGGGCAGCGGATGTACCTCTGCCCAAGCATGCGGACGGTGATGCGGTGGGTGGAGGATTCCGATGCCGAGCACGGTCTCGACGGCGTGCAGTAAGTTCCAGGCCACGCTGCGGAGCGTGTGGGCCAGCGGCAGCGCGATGGCCGACATCACGGCCTATCTCGGCATCACGAAAGACCAGCTGATCCGCCTGCGTGGCGTGCTGGAACTCCCGCTGCGACTGGACCGCAGCAAGCGGTGCAAGCCCCCAAGGCACCGAGATCCGACGCCGGCCGAGATTGCCGCCGCGTGTGCCGAGATTCGTCGCAAGCACGCCGAGCAGCGCAAGGGCGAAGACCCGAGCAGGGTCTACCAGCGGGCAGACCGCGACCTGATCCGTTTTCGGCTGGCGATTGAGTCGGCCAGGTCCGACGACGCACTGGAATCGCTCCTCGACAACTTCAACGACGAATGACACGGCAGGACAAGGTCGAGTACCGCATCACGGTCGAGTACGGCCGCGAGTACGTGTACTTGACGCTGCACGACGCCGATGGCCGCCTCGTGAAAGAGCACGAGGAATCATTCCGGCAGCCGTTTCTTCTTGACCGGAAGGACGCACTTGAGGAGGCGGTGGAATGCTGGCATTCGATCTGGCAGTCAATCTCTGACACCTGCGTGTTCCCTCTGCCAGACCCGGAGGGTGATAAGTCAGACTCCGAAGAGGAGGACGCTACATGACAACGCCGAACTATCAGGGCACCGCCGACGAGTACGCCAAGTACGGGTCCACGCTCAACATCTGGCAGCAGCTCGCCCTGCTCTCGCAGTGGGCACCCCTGGTCGGGTTCGCCCAGCGATTCGTCAACGAGGCCGATCCCTACCGCAAGTCGCTGGTGGTTTCGGACGCTTCCGAGTGGATGGCGTCGAAGACTTCGGCGCAGGTGGACGATCAGTTGGTGCGTCTTCTGGCCGACATCTTGAAAACGCCGCAGGGCGAAGCCTTGGTCCGTTGGTGCCTCGCTCAGACAGAGGCCGCCAAGTGAGCCACGATGCCATCCTTCGCGCCCTCTGTATCACTGCAGCAGCTGCTCTGGCTGCTGGGCCGTACTGGCCGCAGATCCGATCTGCGGCCGAAGGTGCCGCCCAGGCCGTCAGCAAGCACGCTGGCAGCCTGAGTCGGATGGCGGCCGTGCTGCTGCTGTTGGCGGCGGCCTTCGTGCGGCTTCCGCTGCCGACACTCAGCCTGCCGGCCGTGACCATCAACGTGGAGACACCGAGCGTGGAGATGCAGGCGAAGGTGGCGGACGTGGCAAAGGCTCTTGCGTCGGCCGGTGCGGCAGACAGGGCCATATGGGCCAGCGTCTGGGAAAAGGCCGCCGTAGTGGTGGCTGCCCCAGAAGGGCCAGAGCCAGTCTTCTCAGACACCCGATCGCTGCGTGGCTTCACTGTGCTGTCGCTCGACATCGCCTGGCGTCGCCTCGGCGGCAACCCGGCCGGCTCGCATCCCGGTCTGCGGGAGGCCGTCGAGCGGGTCATGGGCGAGACCGTGGGCCTCGACGTGCGGCCGGTCGATTCCGAACTGCGAAAGCGGTATGCCGAGGCATGCCGTGCGATCGCGTGGGCCGGCATCGGGAGGGGCTGACCATGGCCGACTTCCTGCCGCTGATGGGCTACGTGCCGAATCGCGCCGGCACCGATGCGTTTCTCTCGTCGCTGCCCAGGCCGACGCTGTCGCAGGCCGGGCCGGATCTTGTGTTGAACGAAGCCCGAGACGTTTTCCTCGGCGGCCACCTGCTACGGCTGTCGCCCGAATGGAAGCGTGGGGCGCAAAAGATCGGCAGCTGTTGCGGCTGGGGTTGGGGCCTATCCGTAGACATTCTCGCGGCTTGCGATGTCCTTCTGCGTGGCGAAGCCGAAAGCTACGGCGGTAGGGTTCTTGAAGCGTCAATTTATGCGTTCAGCCGTTGCGAAATTAGGGGCGGCCGAAATCTTGGAGGGGATGGATCTTACGGCGGCGCTTGTGCAAAAGCGGTGACGCAATACGGCACTCTTCATTACGGCATCGACTACGGCGGGCAGCGGTTCACAGACAACAGCGGCACGCGGGAGAAAGAGTGGGGCCGGGACGGCGTGCCGGACTCACTGGAGAAATTCGCGGCCCAGCACAAGGTCTCCACCGTCGCCCTGACGAAGACGTTTGAGGATGCCGCGAAGGCGATCCAGAACGGGTATCCGGTGGCCGTCTGCTCAATGCGTGGCTTCAGCATGACTCTGCGTGATGGATACCTGACGCCGATGGGCCAGTGGGCTCACTGCATGATGTTTGCTGGAGTGCGCTGGAAGCCTCGCCCGGCCCTGCTGTGCGTCAATTCGTGGGGCGACTGCTACGAGGGCAGCGTCGATCCGAACCTGCCGCCGCAGTTCCAAAAGTCGGCTGGTTGGGTCGATGCCAGCGTCTGCACCGCGATGCTGGCAGGCGAAGACTCGTTTGCACTCAGCGGCTACGCCGGATTCCCGCCTCGACGCCTGCCCGACTGGACCGGAGGCATCCTATGAAGACGGCCGCACTGGTGACTGGCGTGTTCCTGCTCGGAATGCCGGGCTGCCCGAAAACGGCAAGGCTGCCTGACCGGCCCGACATCGTCGCCGACCTGGCGTGCGAGACCGCCGTAATGGCCGTGAGCCTGCAGGGCCAGATCGCACCGACGCCGGCCAGCGACAGGTGCGACAACTGCGACGGCACCGGAAAGATCGGAGACGGCCGCATCGTGAAGGAGTGCCCAATCTGTAACGGCACCGGAAAGAAGCCCAAGTGATAAACGAACTGGACAACTACATCTGGCACAGCCTTCCGGCCACGAAGCACATCGCCGGCCGGCGAGTGGTTCGCCGCATTGCAAAGCGTGCCGCCGAGCGGTTCCCGTCCGAGATCATGGCGTCGATCTCAATGCAGGGTCGGGCTCGGCTGCTCGAGCAGATGGCCGACAACGTCGAGCGCGAAGAACGGCAGCAGTACGGCATGGGGATCATCCTGACGCTGGTGCTGTCGGCGCTGATCTCAGAGATCGTGAAGGCCCTGTGGGCGTGGTGGACCGCGTCTAAAAGCAACCGCGACCAACTGTTACGGTGGCAGCAGGAGCCGCACGATGACTGAGCAGGCCAAGGACGCCATTTTCTCAATCATTGAGCGTTGGGGCTTCCCGACTCTCGTGGCCATTGCGTTTGGCTGGGTGCTTCGGCAGGACGTGTTGCTGCCGCTGGTAGAGTCGCATCAGAAGTTCGTGCAGCAGCTGGGCGAGACGCAGCAGGAAATAAGTTCCGCGATCCGCGAGCAGACTCGCCTGCTCTACGCCCTGCAGCCTCGCTCGGCTGGCATTGAGCAACCCAATGACGAGCCGAGGAATTAGCCATGCCATCGTTTGACCAAACACCGGGCACGCTGAATCTGTCATTTCGTCGCGGGGATGACTTTTCCGCCCTGGTCGATTTCTCAATAGCCATGACTGGCTACACGGCTTCCGCGTCAATGACGAGCCTCGTGGACGGTGCCGTTGTCCAGTCGTTCACGACCACATTCGTCAGTGCCGCAAACGGCCAAGTAAACATCGCACTCAACGACACACAGACGGCCGCACTGGCTCGCGGCACCTACGGGTGGGAGATGACTTGGACGGTGGACAACGCCACACGTACAGCCCTCACCGGCTTTGCCGAGGTGCTCTGATGCCGCCCATCAGCGCCAGCGTCACGAATCAACAAATCACCGCGAGCGTCGGCGAGACGCAGATCGACGTTTCCGTGAGTGGTGGCGTCGGGCCGACCGGCACGGCGGGCGCTGCGGCGTCTGTCACTGTTGGCACTGTCACCACTGCCGCTCCTGGCTCGTCGGCCTCGGTGGTCAACGCAGGCTCAAGCTCTGCGGCTGTTCTCAACTTCGTTATTCCCGCCGGGGCTGCGGGTGCCGCCGGGGCCACCGGGGCGACTGGAGCGACAGGTCCGGCAGGTCCGACAGGTCCGACAGGACCGGCTGGAGCAACAGGAGCGACCGGCGCGACAGGGGCAACCGGCCCCGCCGGGACGACGACCTGGGCGGGGATCACCGACAAGCCGTCCACCTTCGCTCCGTCCAGCCACACCCACACCGCCTCCGCGATCAGTGATTTCGGATCGGCAGTCGATGCAAAACTGACCACGCAGAGTGCCAACGTTTCGTTTGCCGGAATAACGATGTATGACGGCCCAGGCAGCGGCGGCGGAATGTCTATCGCGTATCAGCAGATCCTCGGCATTGCATCGCTAAGTTTCAACAGCGGCGGAACCCAAACCACCGCATGGACCGGCTCCGTCGCGATCTCTGGCGTGACCGGCCTCCAGGCGGCCCTTGACGGCAAGCAGGCGTCCGGCAGCTATGTGAGCTCGTCAGACTCTAGGCTCACCGACTCACGAACGCCGACCGCCCACACACACTCTGCCGGTGACATCACCAGCGGGACTGTCGCGGTCGCCCGGCTGCCGATCGTCCTTGAGCAGGTGGACGCAGTCGGCAGCTCGGGGGCGACCAAGACGCTAACTCTGTCGGCCGGGTCTGTGCAGACAGTGAGCCTGTCTGCGAACTGCACGTTCACGATGCCGACAGCCACGGCAGGAGCTTCGCTGACGCTGATCATTACGCAGGGCGGCAGCTACACGGCGACGTTCTCTTCTGTCGTCTGGAGCGGCGGCACCGCGCCGACAATCACGGCGACAAGCAGCAAAAAAGACATCTTGGTGTTCGTGTCGGACGGAACATACTGGTACGGCTCGGCCCTGCAAAACTTCTGATGCTCGCCGCAAAGGTCGGTTTCTATCGGGCGGTCGGCCGCTACGCTTCGTTGCGGGCGGGTCTTGTGGCTTTCTGGCCGCTGAACGAGATCGCCACGAGCGGCAACGTGCCAGCCACCGACGCGACCGGCAGAGGGAACACGCTGACGGCCAGCGGATCGCCGGTCTACGCCAACGGCAAAATCGGCGCGGCTCGGAATTTCGTTTCTTCGTCGTCGCAATATCTGTCTGCGACGAGCAGCAGCGACTTACAGTTTGGAGACGGCAACTGGTCGATCAGTCTCTGGGTTGCCAACTCATCGACCTACTCAGGCAGTTCTGCAATCTATCAGCATGTGATCGGCAAGGATCAATCGTCAGGACGAGAGTTTGGATTGAAGACGCAAATCAGCGGGACAGGGACAACATGCGGCTACACGGCCTACGTTTTTAAAGCGGACGGATCGGAGTTGGGGGTGCAGTTTCCCGGCTTTACAAACAAGGCAACTTTCACTGGCGTCTGGAATCATCTGGCGGTGGTCCATAACTCCGGAACAGTCACCGTGTACTTCAACGCTTCGCAGACCGCGACAGGCTCACGCGGTGCGACTGCGTTTGCGACTACCTCGACGCCTTTTTACCTCGGCCGTCGTTCGTACTCTGGCTATTTTGAAAACCTCGACGGTCAGATCGACGAACTCGGCAAATGGAGCCGAGCGCTGACCGCCTCGGAAGTGCAAGCCCTCTACAACAGCGGTCGCGGCCTGGACATCTACGCCGACACTGACGCTGTCATCCCGTCAATGTATCAAAGGGACGAAATCCTTCAGCCGATGTACTCATGGAGTGACTCATGACAGCACCGAATCTCAACAGCCCGACGCGAGTGGTTGGCAAGACCGCCCGCCTCGCCGCCACGACATCGAGCAGCGCGATCCTGTCGAACGGCTCATCGAGCAATGCATGTTTGCGAGTTGTTTCGCTGGTCGCTGCAAACATCAACGGCAGCAACGCGGCCGACATCACTGTCACGATCTCGGACGGCTCGACATCTTACGCGATCGCTAACACGATCACGGTGCCTGCCGACGCGACTCTGATCGTGATTGGCCGGGAGAACATCGCTTATCTCCAGGAGGGCTGGTCGATCTCGGGGCTCGCCTCGGCAAGCTCGTACATCGTGTTTACTGCCCACTATGAGGAGATCACATGACCGTAGGTGATCCATGCTGGCGAGATGCTGCGGGGGTCGCTCACGACTCGCTGCCCTGGCGAGTTCGCCTGCCCGACGGCAGCACCCGCACCGATCCGAGCCAGTGGGGCGAAGACTCCGACGTGCTCGCGGCCACCGGCTGGACGCGGTCGGTTGTTATCGACGGCGACATCCCGCCGCCACCGACGCCACCGACGCCGGACGTGTTTGCCGCTGGCTACGAAACCTCCTACGGCTGGCGGCTTGGGTGGCAGGCCGATGATGTGGCACTGCTCACGGGCCTCTATGTCTTGGCCAACAGGGCGGCCGAGCTCGGAGCAGATCAGCCGGTGATCGTGACAGACATGGCGGGCGAGCGGCACACGCTGACGCTGGCAGAGTATGAGTCGGTCATGCTGGCCTACGGTGCGGCTCGAGCGGCGGCTTCCGCTGGGGGTGCGGCATGAGAGGTCGAGGCGGATTCATCGGCGTGTACGCGACGCCTGCGGCGTCGGCGATCAACTCTGCGGCAAGCGGTATGTGGACGCTGCGAGAGGCGGAAAGTCTCAAGGGGGCTGGGACTTGGCCAAGTGCAGTTCCGGTTCTAGACATTGCCGGGTGCCAACTTTGGCTTGACGCTGCCGACGCCAGCACGATCTTTGACGCCACAACTGGCGGCTCGCTCGTCGCGGCGGATGGCGGCGTAGCGCGCTGGGAGGACAAGAGCGGCAACGCGCGGCACGTCACGCAATCAACCGCTGGCAATCGGCCAACAAGAAAAACAAATCAGCAAAACGGGCGAGACACGCTGCTGTTCGATGGCAGCAATGATTCGCTGGTCGGCGGAGACTATCTGGACGGCA